GTGACAGGTCGTATGGGTTATGCTGCGGGTTATAAAAAAGATGTTGACCTTGAAATGTTGGACCCAACCGGTGTTGTTGTGGAAAAATGGATTTTGTATGGTACTTTCTTAACTGATGTGAACTTCAACTCTTTGAGTTACGCTCAGGATGGATTGGCAACAATCAATGCTACACTTAGAATGGATCGTTGCGTTCTTGTTTATTAATTTTCACAAAGTCTATTTATTAAAATTAAAACACTTTTATATTTAACCGTAAAGCACTAAACTTTACGGTTAAATTTTTATATGGATAATCAAGCAAAAGAATACGGACAATCAAATTTTTCGTTGCCACACGATGTTGTTCCTTTACCTACACAAGGAGTATTCTACAAGAACAAAAAAAAATCACTTAAAGTCGGATACTTAACTGCTAATGATGAAAACATCTTGATGGCAGGAGGTAATGACATGACTCAGACGTTGTTACGGTCTAAGATATATGAACCAGACGTTCGTGTGGAAGATTTAATGGAAGGAGATGTTGAAGCAATTTTAATCTTTTTAAGAAATACTGCGTTCGGACCTGAAATGGAATTGAATTTAACTGATCCTGTTACAAAAAAACCTTTCAAAGGTAATGTTAGGTTAGACGAATTAAATGTTACTAAAGGACAACAACCTTCAGATGATGGGACATTCATTACCACTTTACCAAAGTCTCAAACAACTGTGAAGTTAAAACCTATGAGTTATGGTGAAATACTTGAGGTTCAAAAAATGGGAGAGTCATATCCTCAAGGAAGAACAGCACCAAAAGTTACTTGGAGATTAAACAAACAAATTTTAGAAATTAATGGTGTAACAGATAGATCGGAAATTTCAAAATTTATTGACCAAATGCCGATTGCGGATTCAAAATACATTAGAAAGTTCATGGACGACAATGAACCTAGATTAGATTTAACGAGAACAGTAATAGCCCCATCAGGAGAGAAGCTAACAGTCAATGTTGGATTTGGGGTGGACTTTTTTCGCCCTTTCTTCTAATTATAGAAAATCTCAAATAGATGAGTTTTACTATTTGGCTAAATTGTTGAATATCTCATATCAAGATTTTTTAATTATGCCATTGTTTATTAGAAAATATCTTTTGGACAAATGGGTGGAAGAAAACAAAAAGGACTGAAAAATCAGTCCTTTTGTATTTATAATAAATAAACTTAATTCAGTATGGCAGCCGATAGAGACAGTAGTATATCCCAATTCAAAGAAGATCTTCTTAATCAATTAAAAGTTGATGCCGAATCATTTGTAAAAGCATCAAATGACTTATCAAAGTATGCTACCCAAATAAATAATGTTTTTACGCAAGGTAGACAAAGGATAGTAGAACTTCAAACCGCTATCGCTGATACGACTCCGGGTATCACTAGAATGGGTGGTGGCATAAGTGATGTCGCTAATATTATTGGAAAAGTTGCGGACGCTTCTAGACGAAACGTAATTGCAACAAGTGAAGAAGTTGAAAAATTTTACGCAGCAACAAAAGTTTTGGACATACAGGCAGATACACTAACTAATGCGTTTCTAAATGTTGGACAAGGTATCGAAACTATTGGTGGAACATTAGAAGAATCTGTTAACTACATTCAAAGTATTGGAGGTAACGCTAAAACAGTAATGACAGATGTTACCAATAATATGGACCAAATGAATCGATATCAGTTCGAGGGTGGGGTTTTGGGATTGACAAAAATGGCGGCACAAGCTTCGATGTTACGATTTGATATGAGTGAAACGTTTAACTTGGCTGAAAGAGTTTTATCCCCTGATAAAGCCGTAGAAACTGCTGCGGCGTTTCAAAGATTAGGAGTGGCCGCAGGTACTTTAGTTGATCCATTTGCTTTGATGAATGCTTCGATAAATGATCCAGGAGCTTTACAAGATAGTTTAGCTGACGTATCAAAACAATTCACATATTTTGACGAAGAAACAAAAACATTTAAGATAAATCCTCAAGGAGTACTGACCTTAAGGGAAATGGAAGAAGCCGCGGGACTAACTAGAGGGTCCCTATCAAAAATGGGTTTGGCGGCCGCGGAGGCTGATAAAAGAATTTCTGCCATAGGAGCCGCAGGTCTAAACATCAAAGAAGATGACAAACAATATCTTGCCAACATAGCAAGAATGGGTGAGGGAGGAGAGTATGAAGTTAAAATACGAAATGAAGAGGGGAAAGAAGAAACTAGAAAATTACAGGAAATTACTCAAACTGAATTTGAAAATTTAATTAAAGAGCAAAGAGAACGTCCAAAAGACATGGAAGAAATTGCGAGGTCTCAGATGAAAACTTCCGATTTAATGCTCGCAGATGTTGCGGCAATACGTGCTAAAATTGTTGGAGGAGTAGTTAGTGCTGGTCAAGTAGTACAAACTAAAGAAGATGTACGGAGTGGAATAACAAATGTAACTGGAGAGTTTTCAAAAATGGGAACCACTAAAAGTGTTAGGGATACTACAGAAACTGGAATTACTGATCTCAAAGCTCTTTATGATGATATAACAAAGGGCAATAAAGATACTACTACGGCTATATCGGAATATTTAGAAAAATCTGGAAACTTACTCGGTAAAGCTGAAACAGATTTTAGGAACTCTTTGGAAGAGACCGCAAAAAGAATACGTGAAAACGCTGGTGAAGGTTCTCTTACTGCTCAGTTAATCGACCAAATCGAGGGAAAAATCGGTGAGAAAGAAGCATCACAACAAGCCGCGGGAAATCAACCCATATCAAGTTTTTTGGAAGGGAAACAAACACAAGTTCAGGAGGCAGTAAGAAATACTACAAGCACTACTGGTATGTCGAAATCCACCGTTGACGTAGGAGGAACAATAAAAGTAGAAGTTATGGCTCCAACAGGAACGGATCCTAAAATGATTGAAAGAGCGTTATATGACGCATTCAACTCACCAAGTTTCCAAACTTTAATAATTAACTTGAATAAACAGGGTAATCCTATGTCTCCAGTACAAACCAATTATCCATAATAGTAGGTGTTATTAAAATTAAAAAACTTTAATCAACCTATTTATCTATAAAAAAACATAGATGTCAAGTCCGTTAGATTTTGTAAATTCAGAAGGGTTTAGAAAGAAACTTATTGTTAGGAACTTAACTCCATATGCTAAGGCTCCAAACAGACCAACGCAACCTATCAATACTGAATATGTTCAGTCGGATACATCTGTACAAGACAGTCCAGATCAATTAATTGATGTCCCATCTTTTGCTAACAAACTATATCCACTTAACCAATATGGTAATGAAGGTGGATATGAACAAGTACCAGATCCAGGAGCTCTATTAAACACAAAATCCAATGAGGGTGAATACGGATATCAAGACGCAAATATAGTTGGTCAATCGTTACCTGAATCTCAAAAATGGAAACCACTTAATGTTTTTTCAAATGGAAATCAGGTTCAGTTGGATAGTGCGGAATTTTTCGGGTCGTTGAATAGACCGCTAACTACCAATAGTAATAATAACCAACCATACCCAACAACATTTGTATCTTCCAATTATACACCTGTATCAATATTATTGTCTCCTGATCCGAGTGGAAGTAATGGTTTGTTGAGTCAAGATTCGTTCATAGCTCGTTTAGGAGCTCAAACTTTGAGAAGAGAGTTTGAACAAAGAATTGCAGCACAAATACGACAAGATACTTTAGGAAGAGCAAACATCCTCAATGTTAGTAGTGGTACTGACTTAGTTAATATACTGACAGGTGTTGTACCTATAATAGAACCTGTTTATACTATTACGGTAACGGCAAACCCAATATTGGCAGCGGCCAATTTTGCGTTAAGACTTGGTGGTAGTATTTTACCCGTGTCTCCAATACCAGGTTCATATTTCGATCCTAATATTATTTTAGGTCAACCAACAACTATACAACAATTAGGTAATGCTTTTAGACAAAGCGGTGTTGGGAAATTTGTAAATAGATTAATGGGAGGAGGAGAGACTGGATCTCAAATCATGTTCAACAACATGGGAGCTGGTCAAAGATCGAGACTCTTTAAGAACATTGATTTCAACAGATATAAGCCTAATTTCCCTAGAAACTTTTTCCAAAGAGTTGGTGGAGCACTTACGGGTACAGTTTCAGATAATAGTAATTTTTATGTTGGAAGTATTACTTCTAATCCGTCTCAAATTTTTTCTCCTTCGGGTCAAGTTCCTGTAAATCAGTTCGGTACTGAACAACAATCACCAGTTTATGGGCCTTCAGAGTTGGCTCAATTATATGAAGGACCGAGTCAATCAATAAGACTTGGTGCTAATGGACCAACATATAGTAATGGTGGAGGTATTGAAGGTGGATTTACTTGGGTTTCACCGAAGTATAGAGGCAATGCCGGAAAGAAAGTAGGTATTGGAGGAGAGATTACAAATGAAGATGAGGACTTTAGACCTTCATCATATGTTAATACAGAATCTGTTGGAATACCACTCAAAGAAGGTTCTATACTTGACCAAACACAAAGAATAATAGATAGTCAACCTCAGGGAGGTAAACGTCTCCAGCACGTTGGAAATGCTATTGACCAAGTGAGTAAAGTATTCAACGACGGATATAAAGAACTAACCAAGGGTTCAAGAGTTTATCGTTATGAAGGTGCCATTGGCCAAGAGGTTGGTACAGAATATTGCCGTGTATTTGCTAAGGATATTCCTTATCTTCAGTACAATGACTTACAAAAACAAGATGGTATTACTACCGAGAACCGAAGATTTTCATATTCCGTTTTGGACAAGACTTATAACTTGAATATTGTTCCAAACAAACAGGAAGGTGGACAAGGTTCATCAAATATTGTTGGAACAATTAATAATGCAGTCGCTAAGAAATATATGTTTTCATTAGAAAACTTGGCATGGAGAACCTCTAGTACACCAGGATTCTCAACTTCAGATTTACCTGTTTGTGAAAGAGGCCCAAATGGAGGTAGAGTTATGTGGTTTCCTCCATATGGGTTAACATTTAGTGAAAACGTGAGCGCGAATTGGAATGCATCTGATTTTTTAGGAAGACCAGAACCAATATATACATATAAAAATACAAGTAGAGGAGGTTCTTTATCTTGGAAAATTGTTGTTGATCATCCATCAGTACTTAATGTTATTGTAAATAAAGTATTAGGAAATGAAACAAACAAAGTTCGTATTGATAGTATTTTAGAATCATTTTTTGCTGGTTGTAGAAAATATGATATCTACGAGTTAGCCAAAAAATATGTTACAGTAAACCCTAATGATTTGTTTCAATTACAAGAAGCAATTACTTCAAAAGAAATGACTAGGGAACAAATTGAGTTTACTAGAAAAACTATTGAGACTGGAAATAATTCTCCTAATGGTGCAGATGTACCAGTCTCACAATCTGGTGGAGGAGGTAACACAAATGAACTATTCAAACAATACATTCAGTTTGGATTGTATTTTGAAAATGACTACCCAAAACCGGAAGGAAATATTAACTATGTTACACTATATGATGAATATACATCACCTAATACCAAAAATGTGTACAAATCAAAACCGAACTCTGAGGCGACTGAACAATTTTTTAACACTGTTGTAACTCCTAATTATGAAGTAATCAGAGGACTTGCAGTAGAATTAGGAAAACAATTGGAGACCAACCCTGTGGGCACTGTAACAATTGATGTTGATTCTAGTTGTTCTGCTCCAGCTACTGTTGCATATAATAAAGAATTATCGGTACGAAGAATTAATTCTATGATTAATTTCTTTTCGGAAAATCCTGCAACTAAAAAATTTATTGATAATAAAAGATTGATTGTAAGGTCACAAACGGCTTTTGGAGAACAAACAACCGTATGGCCTGAAGTTTCAAAAACTACAACTGGACCGTACCTTATTAATGAATTTTCACCAGGTACTTTAGTTAATTGTACTGATAAAGACCAAAATACTCCTGGCGGAGACACTCAAGCAGGGTCAAAAGATATATATACAGTTGCCGCTATGGCATGTAGAAGATCTTACATATCCAATATTAATTCAACTTTAACCCAACCCGCATCTGACCCAACACCGAATAGAGTAGATGTTTTAGTAGGAAATGTCATTACTGAAACTATTAGAACTGAAGAAGTAACTGAAGAATGGAAACCAAGAGATAATATAACCAAAAGAGTTATAAGAGCATTATTGTCTGAGTGTGATTACTTTGAAAC